AGGATGACCCGGACAAGGTATATGCCAACCTGGACCCGCAGAAGATTCGACCTGCCGTGGTCTCAGCGGCTGTCGGAGTCGCCTCCGCCGGTGCGGCTGCAACTCCGGCTACGCCTGCTCGCAGTGGCGGATTGGCAATCGGCGGCAGGAAGTAATCCGCTAATTGCGGAGGACCGGGTGTCAGTTGGCACCCGGTCTTTTTATGCTGCTACTGCGCGTCCATCCACCGCTGTGCAAGTTCGTGCTCTTTGGCAAGGGTAGCGAGGAGTTTGATTTAGACTGCGTCGTTATCTTTACCAAAGAGATAGACAAGCTGTCTGCACTGGCCTACTTCGGTATCCTGGAGCGACTGACAAAATGTGTGAAGCAAAACAATCCCGCACGAATACTTCATTGCGAGGAAGGGCTAAACTCACGCTTGTCCTCTCGCTCTTCACCCCTAATCAGTTAACTGAATTTGGCGAACTTTGTCGTATAGGCGGCTTAGACGAGGCCACGGACATAGACGACATGGTGAAGTTAGCTTGTTGGCTGTTGACCGGTGTCTACAATGACGCCGGGCTAAACGTACTAATGCGAAAGAAGGAGGGCGAGGGATGAGCGAACCTGACTGGACAGGGTTGCGAGAGCGCTGGACGAGGGCCGCAATAGCTGAACGCGCGGAGCGCCTTGAATGGGCGCACCCAGCAATGGAGCGGGCTGCGGCGGCATTCTGGGAATTGCGCAATGCCGGATGGAGGCCGGCCGAATATTACCCGAAAGGCGGCGGCATGTTTCTCGCATGGCGGCCGGATTCACCGATGCCGTACAAGTGCAAATACGAGGGCACCTGGCCCGACGGGCAGTGGTGGGCATATATCGATGGGGACGTATGGCCAGACAGGCCGGTACTCTGGCGGCCGCTGCCGCAGCAGATTGCAGGCACGGCCGCTAATAATCGTCAATGAAAAGGTAGATTGATATGGCAAATCATCACGACAACGGAAATCCGGAAAATAAAATTGCTAGATCCCTTCTCGAAGCATATAAAGAAATGAGAGGCGCTGGAGAAGATGCGATGACGCCAGCCGCGCGTCTAGAGAATTTAGGCGCGTTGCGAGACCATCCGGCCGGCATGTACGGCCCAAGCGATCATGGGGCTGTTCGCTTTTCGGTTGGCTCTGATAAAGACAACGAAAAAGTTGTCTTGGACTTTGGAACCCCGGTCAATTGGATGGCAATGGATCCAGAGCAAGCAATGCACCTTGCATCGCACCTTATGAAGCACGCGCGTCGCGTAAGTAAAAGCCAGCTCATAATCTCCATTGACCCGTAGAAGGGCAACGGATGAACAACGCAACACTTTCCGTTACACGGCAGCGGAATGGGAGGATGAGGAATGAGACCGCAGCCGTTGTCAAATGACACCTGCCTGTATCGGCGGATTACGGTGTTGACTACTAATCGCTTCAGCGAGAAGCTACGTAGTTTGCAAATAAAGTATTTCCGCAAGGCGCGTGTGCCGGCGATGCTCACAAGCTATCACGCGCTGACCGTTGGCTGCCAGAAGAAAGTTGGCAAGAAGAAATACGTGCCGGACGAGAGTAAGCGCGCGGAGTTCTTTGCGCGCCTCCGCAATGCCAAACCAGACTTCATCATCGTGCAAGATGCGGTTGCGCTATACTACCTAACGGGTAAGCACAGCTTGCATCTCTGCCGTGGCTGCGTCTACGCGTGGGAAGGTATCCCTGTATTTGTCTTGGTACCCATCGTGCAAGTTGTCATGCGTGGCAACGTATACACACCGTGGGTAATGCTAAAGGATTTACACAAACTGCGGAGGTGGCTCTATGGCGAACAACGACCCCAACCAAGATTTCGCTATCAAGTGTGCCGAACGCTTGCTGAAGTCGAAGCCGCCAAAGAATCAGCAGCGACATGTCTATGCTTGGCAATTGATGTGGAGACAATCGGAGCCGGGTACACCGCTACGATTAGTTGCACGGGTATCGCCGGATGGCATCGTGACGGAAGCATATCTGTGTGGGTCATCCCGTGGTATACAGGGCATAGTGAGGGAGGCAAACCATTTTGGCCAAGTGCGGATGTGGAAGCCCGAGTACGTACAGAGGTAGCCGCACTACTTGATAACTCAGTGCCAAAGGTAATGCAAAATGGCTTGTATGATTCCACCTACTTCGTGCGGGAGAACATGCCCGTACGTAACTGGTGGTTGGATACAGCCGTGGCGTTCCACGCGGTCTGGCAACAAGCGCCAAAGCGCCTCGACTTCATCGCGAGTATCTGCTGTGACTACGTGCAATACTGGAAGGATGAAGGCAAAAGCGTCGAGAACGCCAAAGAAGATGTGAAAGTCGGCACGCTACCGACAACCGAAAAAGGCATGGAGCGGTACTGGCGATACAACGCGCTAGACTGCTACTACACGCTGGTCTCCGTCCCGCCAATAATGTCGCTCATCGCTAAGCAGGACTGGGCGCTCATTAACTACAAGAAAGAAATTCGCCAGTTTACCGGCCCGAGTCTGGCAATGTCAACACGGGGCATCCGAGTCAACCACGCGATAAAGACAAAGCTAGAGTTCGATAACCACGCCGAGTCTGCCGAGCAGTTGGAAATACTGCGGACGATGGTAGCCACTCCAGAGTTTAATCCCAACTCCAATCAGCAAGTTGCCGAGTTGCTGTATGATGTACTTGGTGCGAAGGCATTGCCGAGGAAGGGCAAGACTGTAGATGAGAAGGTGTTAAAGGTTATCCAAACCCAGCACCCACTGATTGCCCGCATCGTTGAGCAGATATGGGCGACAAAGAAACCCGCCAACAACGTCAGCAAGTATGGCAGTTCGCTGCGGCTTTACAATGACCGCCTGCTATTCACGCTAAATTCCACTGGCACCAAGAATGCCAGATACAGCAGCAAGAACAGCAACCTGCATGTCGGCACCCAAATTCAAAACGTCCCCTATGCAATACGTGTAATGCTGGAGGCTGACCCAGGTTACGTGCTATTCGAGCGGGACTATGCCCAGTCAGATGGCTACTTCACTGCATTCCATGCAGATGAGGAAGCGTACATCGCCAACTTGACAGGGGATAAGGACGCACACTGCGTCCATGCGGCGGAGTTCTTCCGCCGCAAATATGAAGATATCTACGCGGGCTATGTGGCGGAGGAACCTTGGGTGGTCGATTCCACTAAGGGTGTCCGCCAGATTACAAAGCGTGTCACATACGGCGCCAACTATCTGATGATGGCTTACACGCTTTTCATTACGATGGGACGGCAATCTGTCGTGGCTGCGGCGCAACAACTTGGCTATGATAAGGCCGGTAACTGGGATTTAAAACGCTGCGTGAAGTTCTGCGAATATCTTCTGTGGGTGTATTTCAATAAGCTCTATCGCGGTTTGCGCCCGTGGATTGAGACAGAAATTAAAACGGCGATTCGGCATAATAATCGCGCTACTTGCATTGGCGGCTATACACGCACATTCTTTGGCGACATGGCGAAGGACGACACGGTGCATCGAGACTTGGCCGCATTCTTTGGGCAGTCCGGCACGGCTTGTAATATCAACGAGGCGCTAGAGAATATCTACTACAGTGACTGGGAAAAGCGCGGCGGTATCTTGCTATTCCAGGTGCATGATTCCATCATCGGGCAGGTACCAATTGACAAGCTGGAGCTAATTGAAGAAGTGGGCGGCATGATGGCCAACGAACGTGTAGCGCCATCTGGTAAAAAATTCGTTGTACCCTCCGAAGCTAAGGTGGGTATAGGTTGGGGTAAGCGGATGATGCCGTTTACCCCCGGTATAACCTTCGCCGAGATAAAAGCCCATGATGACGCTTGGCAGGCGAAGTTCTTTGCTGTCGAGGAGTGAGATAGTGCAAGACGAATCGCTAGTAGATACGCGCCCGCCGATGCCTCGATACATTGGCATCGTCGGTAAGGCAGGGCACGGTAAGGACACGGTTGCTCGATTCATCAACGAGCACTTCAATGGCGTATATAAGTGCATGGGTTTTGCAGACCCACTCAAAATAATGTTGTGGGCACTGGAGTGGCATCACACGTTGCTGAAAGAGCAAGAGCCGTGGACTATACCGCCAGATTTATACGTGCGGCAGTTGAGCCAATCAATCGCCAAGCAGGAACCCATCGGTCCTCTAGCCAACAAGCACACGAAGGCGCCGACTCGCGGCCAAATGTTGCAAACGCTGGGAACCGAGTGGGGTCGCAAACTGGTGCATCAAGACCTCTGGGTAAAGCTGGCGGATTATCGGATGGCCAGCACCTGGCCACAACCCTGCATCTTTACGGACGTGCGTTTCCCCAATGAGCTTTCGCTGCTAAAGGATAAGCAGGCGTTGATAATCCACATATATCGACCGTATCACATCGAGCCGGGACGCGATGCGTTACATGAGTCAGAAGCCCTGAATAAGCTACTGGCGGATGAAGTCAGCTTGTTGGCGGCGTACTTCCCAGACGGATATGCTACCATTGTCAACAATCGCGATTTGACGTGGCTGCAAGAGCGCGTCACCAGATTATGCAGCTTTTACACGTCACCAACATTTTGGGAGGATTGGGGCTATGTCTGAGACGCACACACCGATCGAGCCCGTGCGCTGTGAAGTTTGCGGAATAGAAGTCAGCGGCGTTACACCCTGCCAATCGCAGAAAGAGGCAGTAACCAACTTTGCAGGCGCCTGTCCGCACTACAAAACCAAACGCGCCAATGAGCTATTTTGGGCGACGTTCAACTATTTGCCAGGGACAGGGCGCCAGTTGCGAGCAAGCGATGTTGCGCTATATCTGGACGGTGCTATCGAAGAGAGTCGCCGGCAAGCAACGGAAAGCGGATTCCATGATGAGGCTAATTACATCCGCATACCAGAAATGTTCACAGGCCCAATTGACAAAAGTTCGTATCAGAGCCGAAATAGACCGCCGGCGCACTTGCTACCGCTGTCGTTCTACGTGTCCACCAAAATCATGTTGGTGGTGACAGAGTTGGCGGAGGCTGTCGAGATATTGCGGAACGACCCGTATGCGTTTGACGACAAGGTGCCGGCGCCTTCGCTACAAGTGGAATTAGCCGATGCCATTATCCGGCTCATGGATTTAATGGGATGGCTACATAACCTGAAGCACCATCCGGACAGCTTCACTCCTGGCGAAATCATCGTCCTGAAGATGCTGACGAATCGCGAGAGGCCACGCAAACACGGGAAGCGCTTCTAGCCCACGGAGATATGGAACGCGCGATATGGAATCTATTGACGAGGTAACGAATCCATTTATCCGTGCGCATCTTGCTTATACGGAGGATACGGAACCGCCAAAGTTAATGCACATTTGGTCAGCATTGGCAGCGGCTAGTGCTAGCATGGGACGGCATGTCTGGTTTCCATTCGATATTGGCGATGTGTATCCGAATATATATACACTGCTGGTCGGGCCGCCTGCCACCAGAAAAAGCACGGCCATCAAACTGGCTTCGGATTTCGTGCGTGCGCATACGGATGTGCGCTTTGCACCCGACGATACCGCCGGGCAACGGCAAGGATTGATTACTGCGCTTGGCGCCATTAGCGACGAAGAAGAGGACGAAGAGAATCGCGCACTAGATGCTGGTGATGTAGTGGCAATGGGCGATATCTTGGCGAATAAGGAGGTGGAGATAAACAATGTGGATAAGCACGTCATGTTTATCTGCGCTAAAGAATGGGGTAGCTTTATGGGCCAGAACAACCTGGACCTTACGCGCTTCCTTATTCGCCTATATGATGGAGACGATTACAAGTACGGGCTACGCCGCGATATGGCCACGTTGACCAATCCGTTGGCAACTATGATAGGCGGGACCACGCCAACAGATATCAGTACCCTGTTACCGGCAGAAGCCATCGGCCAGGGTTTCATGTCGCGCATCATAATGGTATTCGGCGCGACGAAACATAAGGATGTGCCCCGTCCGAAATTAGACCAGGGTCTGAAAAAGGCACTTGGCGAAGTCTACAGTTGGCTATGGTACGAGATGCGTGGTGCAATGCGAGAATCTGCCACTGCCGCCGGAATGTTTGACACCCTATACTCGCACCGAGTGAAGATTCACGATAACCGTTTCATGTATTATGCCGAGCGCCGCCAGATTCATTTGCTCAAGGTGAGCATGTTACTCGCGGCCGTTCGCGGTAGTTACGAGATTGAACCGCAGGATGTATACGAGGCTCACGGATTGCTGCACCTGACGGAGCAGTACATGCCGGATGCACTTGGCGAATATGGTCTATCACCGCTGGCACGCGCCAAGCAGAAGATGGTAGAGTTCATTCGCGGCGCGGGACAGCCAGTGACCGATGTCGTTCTTTGGACGGTAATGCAGCGGGATATGAAACAGATTGACTACCGGACTTCATTGGCGGGCCTCGTCAACGCTGGCAAAATCGCACAGGTTACAACTACACTGGGTTCGGCGTTTGTCTATAAAGACGACTTGCGAGAGGCCGTGGAGTTTACGCCTGTTGATGACGATGTGTTGAGTATTCTCACTGGCAACGACCCGCCACCACTTCCGCTCGATAATGTGGCTAACACGGAGAAATGAGTCATGCCTGTATACAGACAGTACACGTTCTGTGTGAACTGCAAGAACTTTGAGCAGCACGACCTTGAGACGTTTGCGTTGCTACGGCCAATCGACCTGGACCGAGATTGGCGGTTCAACTTTTGCAACGCAGTCGATGCGCCACACAAGTCTTTATTAGATTACACTACCGGACGGGAGGTGTTCTATAACGGCAAACCCTTGCCACATACAGTAGAGGTGAATCCCACGGGGCAGTGTCCGTACTATGAGGCAAGCAAGACAAGCGATACCATTCCAGGCAAACCGCCAAGACCGCCTGGCCCACCGAGATAGCCATAGGAGGAACACGATGAAAGCAATCGTGACAATCGTTCTCATCACCAGTTTGGCAACTACCGGGTGCGCTGTCGCGCAATCTAGCGACGCACTCGATACGCTGGTGGGCCAGGTAGAGACGCGCGCTGCCACAGTGGCAGATAAGAGTCTCCGACTTGGCTTCCGCCTACTGTGTGTTGTTGCCAGCCAAGGTTCGCTGGACCGCTACTTCGGCGATGATGAGAAAAGCAAACAAGCGTACGACGCGCTTTGCCGGGTGTTCAAGGAAGGGGAAGGCAAGCATTTTCCCCTGGCGGAGGAAAAGCAGTGAAAAACTATCGGGAAAAGAAAATGCTAACGAAACCAAACTGTGTCGATTGGGCATCGCTCATTCTGGTAATCACGCTGTTACTGATTTGCGTTGATGTGGCAGCGCAGGGCTGCGGTTCCTCTGGTCCATGTCCGCCAGATTTGCCGCAACTAGAACCGGCTCCACCGGCCGTGACAACGTTGCGAATTATCCCAACCGAGATATGGCGCTGTGACACGATTGATACCCCATGCCTCGGCGAACCGCCAACACCAGGATGGATTCTTCTTCCACTGCAAGATCCGCGGCTGGTATGCGATGAAATTGAAGGCGACAGCATTCTACGCTGCGTCTTGCGCATCGCGGAGTGAGTGGAGAGAGCAAATAAAAAAGGTTGTACCGGGGTGGACGACTCCGGTACAACCAAACTGACAGAATCGACTGAGGAGTCAAGCCGCTGTCAGAAGCCTTCATCTGACAATGTAAGCAACCGTGCAATGCGGTTCTGGTCGGCGGAGTTACGCAACGCTTCTGCCAAATCCAGGTCGAGCTTGTTCGTTACACCACGCGTCATCTGTGACACGAAGAACCGCTTAAATGTGTCAGGACGACCGCCGGCTCGCATGTAGTCGGCCAGCGCCTCTTCCACATCATCCGATTGCAAACTGCCAGACCGCGCTTTGGCGATTAGATTTTCCCGCAGTCGCTCTTTGAGTTCAGACTGTGCGCGGAGTATTCCGCGATGGCGGCGGTTTTCCTGACGGAGTTCATTTGAAAAGAGAGGTTTGAACCCAATAGTTCTGGCAGCGATGCCAACACGGGTACGCGTATCTTCCTCGATAAGGTTATTGGAGAGGTCGGTGGCTTGTCCGGAGGCGAGTTCGAGGACATTACTGAGGCCCTTGTTGATGTTGGATGCTGCCAGAATCTGGGCAGCCTGAGTTGAATTCAGCCCGCGCTCTTGCACGACACTGTCGAAGATTTCCAAACTTGTCCGCCAGGCACGTTCTGCCAAACGGAACGCGGCGATGGATTGCGTACCGATGCCGGATTCAAACGGCAAGCCTACGCCGGCACGCGGACCAATGGAGATACCGCCACTTGGGGAATCCCCCGGCAGTAAAGACGTGATTCCACGCGATAGCAGCGTGGACACACTGCCATTGAGGAACACGTCGGTGAAGGTGTCGCCAAATCCCTCACGCAGTCTATCAACTGGTGAGAGACTGCCATCATAGTTGGAGGTAAATACATTCATGTACCCCTCCACGCCAGGTAGTGACTCTGCGCCAAACAGAGAGGCTTGCAGGCCAAACTGGTAAGCCGCAGCACCTTTGCTTCCAGTCTCCACGATATTGAACATCCGTTGCAAGAAGTTCCACATGAAGGTGGTGAATAGTCCCAACGGCATACCGGCCGCACCTTGGAAGATAACGGGTCGGTTACTTGGCCGGAAGTCGGCAATAGTATTGTTGGCCTGGGCGTGTGCGAATGCCATTGCCGCGTTATCTTCCAGACCCAGACCCTTTTTCCCCATCTGATAGAATGTCATGAACGACAAACTACGGGCAAGGCGCTCCGTCTTATCGGTAACTACGGATGTCTTATCCGCCAACGACCGCAAATGACTCGTGACAAACTGCTGTCCTGTTCTCCCGTAGATATCCACCTGTTCCGCGGCAAACTGGTCGAAGAAGCCGCGTTTGCGCGCCTCTGCTGCCACGCGCCGGCCTTCCTCCGAGAAGAAGAATTGCATCCCTTCAATGATAGCGCGTGTTGGGCTAACATATGGCACGCCGCCTGGCGTTGTAGCGCCAAAGCCGGAAATGCGCTCCAGGTGCTCGGCAACAGATTCACCAGTCCGCCGCTCCAGCATCTTCAAAACAGGCGGCAACGTCGTTGCCAGTGACAGGATATTGACCAACCCCATGCCAACGTCGAACATGCGGATAGTGACAGCCGTGGTGATTTCATTGGAGCCAGCAGCGTGCCGCCTCAACTCGGGCGGGATGCGCGCAACATCCGTGCGGTTGAGGTAATCCATCATATCGTTAAATGGCTGATGCGTACTCGGCAACGCTTCCTTCAATTCCCGGTATGCTTGCGGGTCGCCGCCAGTGGCTCGCTGGGCGGCCGTTGTTGCCACACCTCGCGCACTTGCCATTGCATCCCAGATGGCGGTCATTGCCTTATCATAGTTGGTCTCTACTGCCAGCAACGTACGGCCGATAATGCTATCAGCTGCGAGATTCTGTGTGCCGACAAGACGGTTAGCCACTAGAGAGAACACGGAGTCGCTACGATTAGCAAATCCTGCCGCGGCATTTTGCAGGTTTAGGTAGTTCAGTTCTGGCTCGAAAAGGGTAAGCCGTGCTTCGCGTGTCACATCGCTGAAACCCCGCAACAGGGATTCCATCATGGATTGTACAGCAAGCGGGCCCGTTTCCGTAACCTCGCCAAACGATTTGCCTTTCGATGGCCCTGTCTGCGCCCACGGGCGGCTAAAGTCCTTCATATCAAAGAAGGCTTCCAGCTTAGCGTCATAGTAGCGCGCTATATCCTGCTGATTAACCTTCGTCAGAAAGACACCGTTGCGCTTGGCTTCGTCGATTTCCTTCTGTGCACGGGCGAGCGCTTGCTTTGGCGTAGCACCGCCCACGACAGTTTTCACATTTTGCGCCGAATCAAGCAGATAGACGAGTTCCTTCGATTCCAGCACGCGAGCCGGCATATGCCAACGCTTGTGCTGCATCGGCCGCAAACCTTTCGCCACGCGTAGAGCATTCGATTCGGCCAACAGCGCCTGTGAGATTTCATCCACTGTCGAGATGGCATGAAATGCCGTTTCAGTAGCGCCGTATGTTACAGGACGCCCGGTTATCGGCATGAACACCTTGTTATTCTTGTCAATCGCGGGCATGTCCGTGCCAAACATTTCGCGCCAGATACGCCGATTCGTCACGGAATCTTTCAGCTCGAACTGGTAGACAGTTTTTCCATCGGCTGTGTATGGCACGGCTTCGGCAAGTTCCCAACCAGCGCCCATGGCATTACGCGCAACAGAAAACGACAACAAGTCGGCCCTATGATTGCCGTCGATGAGGCGATTGATAACTTGCTGATGGCTAAGACCGGCGGGATTCGCCCGACTACGTGTCATCGAGTTCGGCGATTGCAGCAAATGTTCCATCTGCTTTTCGCCAACCTTCTGTAACAAATCCGTAGCCTGGTCGATGGCCCGCGCACCTGGCATTTCACGCAGCCGGAATGCCTGCGTCACGAAGCCGGACGTCAATTTGCTACCAAGTAGCGTACCGTGGACGAGTTTCTGGATGCCATCTTTTGCCGCCTTGATGATAGCGGGCTGCTGTTCGGCCATCGTGGCAATAGCGGGAACCAGACGCGCGCCTGTTCGCGTGGACTGCTTGAGTTTCTCCATCACTGTCGCACGTTGGCGCATGGTGTACTGCAGCAAATCGCTACGGTCTGCACCCATTGACACCATATCCATGCGCATGACGCCAAGAATCGGCTTGCGATTCCGCGCCATTTGCAGCATGGTACCAGTGGTAGTGCCGACGAACGGACCATCGCTTTCTAGTGGGTCCACATACTGGCGCAACCGAACACGCAGTTCCTCCATGTTCTTCGCAAGTGATTCGAGCTTGACAGTTATGCCATCCACGCGTTGCGACTCAAAGAAAGTCAGCAACGGGTGATTATCTCGCGGCAGGTTCAGCGCGCGTGCCACATTATCGAGGTTGCCATAGATATGGCGCTCCTCGCCGCGTAAATGGGCTTCATCGGCCATATTGCGAAGTTGCTGATAGGCATCGAACTTCTTGCTCAGGCTGAGGTAGCGAATGTCATCAACGCTATCAATACTGTCGGACAATTCTCTAGCGAGGCGCTCGTCTCCAAATTTGGCGGCAAGCTCTTCAAGATAATCCAACTTCGTGAAGTGGTCCGAGCTGCGCACGCTGAGTCCTACCGGAAACGTCTCGGGCGTAACTCGGTCGATGTGCGATTGCAGTCCATCCCAAACGGCAGTCTTGGCCTCGTGGTCAAGCGCAATGAAAGCCCCGCCATCCATTGACTGCCGGCCACGCGGCTGGAAAAGCAAACGACCCTTCGCATCCAAACCGTATGCCTGCTCACGAGCAATTGTCACGGGAATGCGGAAGTTATCCGTTGGCGTCATGGATGCCAACGAATCGAACTCGTCAATGACATAGCCGACGAAGGACGGTTCTTTAATCTGCGACTGGAAGGCTTTGACTTCTGGCGTGACGGGTAGACTGGCCAAAACACCACGCAGTTTCTGCCGAAGTTCGTTGGCGTTACGGACATTCAGCGATTTGTTGACATCGGGCTGGCTGTATTTGATGGCCTCTAGCGCTGGATTCCGCTGCGTCAGCCCTTCGGGAATGTGCGTAATGGGAATCTCGACAGCACCAGTTTCCGAAATTGTCACCTCATGACCGCTAACGCGGATGAGCGCCTGTTTGTCAGGCAGCTGTGCAATCTTGCGTTCGCCATCCTGAAAGATGGCTGCACGTGTACGCGTGACTGAGGTAGAGCCGTCAATCTCAAACAGCGTTGTCGTCAACTGCGAAACTGTAGCCAACTCCGCCTGCGTTTTGCTGGCTTGTTGCCGCAACTTCGTGAACTTCCGCGAGCCGCGCTCGTTCTGTTTTGTTAACGCGGTCATTTCCGCAGATATATCCGAGAGTGTAGCCTTCAACTCAGCCATGCGCGTGTCGATGGCAATATTCACGGATGCCGCTGAACGAGTCGCAAAATCCTCAAACGACGTGGCGCCAGATGCAGCACTCGGGTCGTTGCGTAGCACCTCACGGATGGTGTTAACCGCGGGGCCATCCGCAGACATATCGTAACTGCGCGTGATATCCGTATGCGGAGAGTCACTGCCGATTTTGACAATGACGTCCTTCATGCGTTGTGCAGTGGCAGAATCAGCACTTTGCGTAGCAGAAACGGAGAGTTCATCCTGGGCTTGCCGAACCGCCGTCGCTTGTTCTGCAATATCCTCGCGATAATGCGCCAACCAGGTCAGCGCCGCGTGCCTGTCCCCGGAGATTTGCGCCTGAATATCGACGAAGGGTATTTTGCCCGGATTGGTAGCATCCTTTGTGACCGAGCCAGCCGCTTGCTGAATACCCCGCTTGAGGACAAAATTGGCATGAGCCAGGGCTGCCACGCCAAAGATAGCATTGGTGCCGCCGAAGAAAAGCGCGTGGTCCATGAGCGACATTTCATCCGGAAACAGGAAGTCGCTAGAGTGCATGGTGGCAGCGATGGCAGCATCAGCCGCCACATTCTCGATAAGCGTGTCTGCCACTGACCGACCGATTAATTTCCGGTTTTGCCGGATGAATTCCTGGTCGATTGCGAGGTTACGCACCTGGGGTTTGCTGGCCAGGACGCGCGAACGTTGATAGGCTTCCTCGAAAAGTTTGGCGTTGGTCTGGCCCGTTGAAAGGAACGGAGCGGCCTTATCGCCGAATACACGAGTGGCCAGTTTCCCGATGACACCTGTCGTGCGCACAGCTTTGACAGCTAGCATACCGGGGACGAAGGCGCCGCCGATATCGCCAACGGCACCGAGGACAGCCCGATTGTCGCTGAAGTAATCGCCGAAATCTGGGAATTTCTCCTTGAGCGCATTTTCCATCGTCGCATCGTCAATGAGACCAAACGATTCGGCGAAGGTGTCAATTGCAGAGAGCAATACCCCTGGTAGCAAATAGCCAGCGCTTTCTAGCCAGCTACGCTGCTTCTCGTACATTTGAAATTGCGCGCCCATTAACTCAGTGGTGCTCTCATCGAAAGCTGCCACTGGGTTGTACCCACGCATATCCAACAACCGTTGGTCCGCGGGATGGAACTGGAAAGCGGCATTAAAGCCGTTGTCAAGCGTTTCCATTACGAGCCGCCTGCGAAGTTCAACAAGCCGCCGCTACGTTGCTCAGCCTGCGTAGCGCGCACGGCCGCAGCACGAATAGCGACGAGATGGTTCATTACGAAGCCGGGAAATAGCTGTTGCTGTTTGTTGCCAAAGAGGATGTTATTCAGCGCAGCCTGCACGGGCGCTTCCTCGCCTCTTGGTTCCATTTCACGCGAAACGACTTCCTGTGAGGCTTTGACAAGATGCGTTTGGAAATCCGCCATACTCATGCCTTCTCGACTTGGGTCGGCCAGCACCTGCATCAACTTAATTTCGCTGAATTTCCCATCCGGATAGAGGATGCTGTTGCGGTCTTGCAGAAGCTGTTGCAACTGTGGGTCGTCAATTGTACGCGCAGCCGTTTCGTAGGTCAATGCCAATGCCATGTTCTGCGTGGCAACAAGTACCTCCTTCCGATTGTTGGGGTCGGTGAGCAGATTCCGCAGGGCGATATCTTGGTCACCGACCAGCAAAGCTTTTGCTCTTCCTTGCTCCGCGTAGATAGCGCCAATTGCCTGCAAAGCAGTGTTGTGCACGACGGATTCCGTGCGCGTATCGCCATTCAAAACGGGTGATACGGCCATCTTGTAGGCATTCTGCTGCGACCGGATGATACCCGTGTCGAAGTATTCCTGATAACCGAGCCTCTCGTCGTTTGGCACCGTAGCCATACGCCGCTTGAGTTGTGCAGCCTCGGCTTCCAGGAAAGATGATGCGGCTTGCTGAACGGCTAATGCCTGGGCAGTATCTGGCAAATCCTTCACTGCCTCCAGCGCACTTGCCGTGCGTGCAGCCGCTGCTCGCACGTCGCCAGCCAGATGTGGACTCTGTGCCATTACACGAGCCTGCTCGACAAGTGACGGCGCAGTGCCATCTTCAGACACTTGTGTACCACCAAGACCAGCCATACGCTGCAACGAACTCATTGCAGCGTCGATTGCCTGTGTGGCACCAGCGGTCGACGTTTGCATACCAAAATTCAGCACCTGCGCCTGAACGTGGTTCGCCTTGAATTCCACAAGCTCGGCAACAGCGAATGTGA